AGCTATAAGAAGAATGGAAGAGTTGTCAAGGGAGGTTATAGAGAATGCAAACGGACATTAAAACTTGGTTGGAAACCACAGGGCTGAAAGTGTCAGAGGAGCGTTTTTTAAGACCTCCTCCATTACCTTATATTATTTTTAGGGATAATGATAATGTAAGCGGCTCGGACGATAAGAATTTTTTAAATGATAGAAACATAAGCGTTGAATTATATTCTCTTTATGTAGATAAAATCAATGAAAAACTAATTAAAGATTTATTAAATGAAAAAGGAATTGATTATAAAAATGACCGTGTATGGATTGATACAGAAATGTTTTTCAGTTCCATATACGATTTTAATTTTGTAGAAAAATTATAGGGAGGTAACAATATGCCAGATAAACAAAAAATAACTTTAGGTAGCGGGAAACTATATATTGCTGAATTTGCAGGGACAATTCCAACGGACATACTTTTAGAGGTCGAAACAAACCTTTTAGGACTAATAGAAGGAGGTTGTGCACTAGAATATAAACCTAAATTCGTGACCGTTACAGATGACTTAGGCCTTGTCAGTAAGACAATTTTAACTGATGAAGACGCCACTATAAAAAGTGGTGTAATGACCTGGAATGGTAAAACACTTGATAGAGTATGTGCAACTGCGAGAGTAACAGAAACTGCTACTCTGAGGCCTGTAAAAGTTGGTGGAATAAATAATCAAGATGGTAAAAAGTATGTGATTAGATTTGTACATTTAGACCCTATCGACGGTAACATAAGGCTTACAATTGTAGGTAATAATGAGGCTGGGTTTAAAATGGCTTTTACAAAAGATAAGGCTACTATTGTTGATGCAGAATTTAAAGCATCACCACTTGACAGTGAAGGAACTTTAATAATCTATGACGAAGAAATAAAAGCAGTAGTATAAAAATATAGGGGTGTAAGCCCCTTTTGGAGGTAGTAAATGTTTGATTTAAATATTGTCAATAAAAGATATTTTGGAATTAAATTAGGGGAATTAGAACTTGAGGTTGAACCACCAAAACTAAAGGCTTTGAAAAAAATAACATCTTTAAGTAAAGCTAAAAATGAGGATGCTATTACAGATTTAGCAGAAGCAGTACAAATGATTTTAAGTAAAAATAAAGGCAGTAAAATAGTATCAGATGAGATGATTGAAGAATTAGATTTAGATCAGTTGTCTGAAATCCTGAATGCTTACTTTGAGTGGTTGGGAAAAGAAAAAAACTCAAAAAACTAAAAATCCCTTATTATCCAAGCAATGAGGAGGATGAGGGAAATTATAGAACAAATACAATAGAAGAAAAAATAATATGCGAATATACTGGTTATAATTTTAGAGATTTAGAAGATTTAGAAGTATTGGAATATTGGTTACTGCTTAGAGATGCAGTAGTTTATAACTACATGCAAAGCGAAGAGGGCAGAGAGTACTTAGAGAATTGCTATAGGATGGAACAGACGGAGCCTGAGCGTGGCAAATTAAGAGAGAAATTTGGAAAGGAGGCAAAATAGATGGCAGGAAATATTCGTGGTATAACTGTGGAAATAAATGGAAACACTGAACCGATTTCAAATGCTCTTAAAAATGTAAATACTGAAAGTAGAAATCTCGCTAGTGAACTAAAACAAGTTGAAAAGGGATTGAAACTAGATCCTTCTAATGCAGTTTTATTAGCGCAAAAACAAAGATTATTAGCAGAAAGTGTTACTAATACTAAAGACAAATTGCAGACTTTAAAACTAGCAGAAACGCAAGCACAGCAAGCTTTTGCACGTGGTGATATTTCTGCAACACAATATAGAAATTTGCAAAGAGAAGTAATAAGCACAGAGCATAATTTGGAAAGCTTAGAAAGGCAAGCGATACAAGCTAATGCAGTATTATCTAGAGATGGAGCCGTAGGAAATCTAAAGAAAATAGGTACAGCAGTCGCAGGAGTAGCAATAGCAGGAACAGCAGCACTCGTTGGCCTTGGAATTGCTGCATTAAGCAGTGCGGATGAATTACAAAGACAAGCAGATGTAACAGGATTGAGCGCAGAGAGGCTACAAGAACTTAAATATGCTGGCAGTAATTTAGGCGTTGAGCTTGATGTAATAACTGGCGCACAAGCTAAACTTACTAAGAGTATGGATGCGGCTAAAGGTGGTACAGGAGCACAGGCAGAGGCTTTTAAAACACTTGGTATATCTGTAAATGATGGAAACGGACACTTAAAAAATGCTAAGGATGTAATGGGTGAAGCTTTTACTGCGCTTAATAAAGTAGGCAACGAAACTGAACGAGATGCTTTAAGTATGAAACTCTTTGGTAAATCTGCAATGGAAATGAATCCAATGATTAAAGCTGGTGGCGCTGAATTAGCAAGGTTGACTGATGAAGCTAAGAAAAATGGTGCTGTAATGTCAAATGAAGCAGTCGCTGGACTTGATAAATTTGGCGATACAATGGATAATCTAAAAACTGCGGTAATGGGTAGCGTAGGTGAATCTTTAGCTGGATTAATGCCAAAATTACAAGCAATTATAGATAAAATGATGAATTTACCACAATGGATAGAAAAAAATTCAACTCTTTTAACAACTATAGGAGTTGTAATAGGTACTGTTACATTATTGGTAATAGCTTTTAATATACAACAAGCATTATTAGCAAGTGGATTAACGCTATGGGGCACAATAGCAGGAATAGCAACAGGTATAACTACTGGATTAGGAACTGCTTTTGTATTTTTAACAAGCCCAATAGGATTAATTATTTTGGCCATAGGCGCATTAATATTAATTGGAATGTTGCTTTATAAAAATTGGGATACAATTAAAGCTAAATTAACAGAATTTAAAAATGATATTGTTAATAAATTTACTGAAATAAAAAACAATGTAGTCAATAAAGTTACCGAAATAAAAACTGGTATAGTCAATAAATTTACTGAAATAAAAACAGGAATCACTGATAAAGTACAGCAGATTAAAGACGAAATTGCTAATAAACTTAATGAAATTAAAAACGTCATAACCATAGTATTTACATTCATTGGCCATATTATAACTTTTGCAATGCTGATTATTAAAACTATTATATCTGGTGCTTGGTTGTTGATTAGTTCAATTATCCGAACAGAATTAAATATAATAGTATCAATAATGCAGGCTATTTGGAGTAAAATAGGTGGAACTATTATGTCAATATGGAACGGTATTGTAGCATTCTTTACTTTTGTGTTCACTATAATTAAAAATATATTTACTAGTGTATGGAACGCTATAGCAGGATTAATTACAACAGTATTTAACAGCATAGCACAAGTGATAAGAAACGTATGGACAAGTATTACAAGCTTTTTTACAACAACTACCTCTGCTACAGTGGCCACGACGAATAATATTTGGACAGGTATGATGAACTTTTTAACAGGAATCTTTAATAATATAAAGGCTTTTATAACTATGATTTGGAGTGGAATATCGTCTATTACAAGGAGCGTAGTAAGTGGCGTTTATAATTTTATTGTATCAATCTTCAACTCAGTTTACAGCTTTATTTCAAATATATTTAACAGCATTAAGACGGTTGTAAGCAACGTTTGGAATAGCATATATAGCGTAGTATCAAACATTGTAAATTCAATTAGCGGAACCATAAGAAATGTATTTAGTGGTATTTATTCTGTGGTATCTGGAATCTTTAATAATATTAAAAATGCGATAACTGGACCCATTGATACTGCAAAAAACACTGTAAGCAACGCAGTCAATGCAATGAAAGGTTTTTTCACTGGTTTGTTATTTAAATTACCCCATATTGACTTACCACATTTTTCGCTGAAAGGTAGTTTTAGCTTAGCACCTCCAAAGGTGCCTTCATTGGGCGTTGATTGGTATGATAAAGGCGGTATTTTCAACACTCCTAACATAATCGGAGTAGGCGAAAAGCGGCCTGAATTTGTTGGAGCATTGGATGACTTAAGAGAAATTGTAAGAAGTGAAATTAAAGGGGCTGGGAGCAACATAGGAAATTTGTTACACGCAGACAATGTAAATATAAACAATGGAATGGACATAGAAAATTTAGCTACTGAGTTAGCTTTTTTTATGAAGCAAAAACAATTGGGAGGTAGTATATAAATTGAAACAAGCTTATTTTATTTTCAATAATATTTCAAGCGAAGATTACTTAATGGTTAATAAACTACCTCCTGTTATAAAAGCACAAAAAGACATAAAAAAAATTGAAGTAGAAGGTAGAGACGGATTTTTAACACAAGACAACGGAACATATAAAAGCATAGTAAAACCAGTAGAATGTACTATTTTTAATTCAGAAGATATTGATTTTATATGTAGCTGGCTTGATGGTTCCGCAGATGTTATATTCTCCAATGAACCAGACAAAATTTATAAAGCTACAATAATAAATCAGGTACCTTTTGAAAAAATAGCAGCAACTTTCCACAAATTAATAATACAATTTGATTGCCAACCTCATAAGTATTCTGTTGAAAATGATCCGATAATTTTAACTATTGCGCAAACAATATTTAATCCAACCAATACAAGTAGCAAACCTATAATAAAAATTTATGGGAACGGAAATATAAACTTAAACGTAAATAGTAATGTAGTAAATCTTACAAATGTTAGCGGATATGTGACAATTAACAGTGAATTGGTTGATGCCTACAAGGACACACTGCTTTTTAATAATAGCATGAATGGCGAGTTTCCAGAACTTATCAAAGGCAATAATATAATAAGTTGGAACGGAGCAGTTACTAAGGTAGAAATTTTAACAAACTGGCGGTGGATTTGATGATCAGTTTATATGACAGCAAAGAAACTAATTTTACTAAAAATGGATTAGTCGTTTTAAATAACTGTATTTCTTGCTTTGTAATTGAAGAATTAAACAAAAGTTATAGTTTAGAGTTAGAATATCCCCAGGATAAAAGAGGTAAGTATCTAAATATAAAGGGCTTAAATATTATTAAAGCTGATGGCCAATTATTTAGAATACCAATACAAAGTAACATACAAGCTAATGGAATCACTGTAAAAATTACTGCTAATCATATTTTTTATGATTTGGCTAATGATTATATAGAAGATTTAAGGGCTGAAAATAAAAGTGTACATGATGCTTTACAAATAGCTTTATCAGTCAATCCTAAGTTTAATGTTGGGTTGTGTGATGATTTAGGGATAGGCACAGCGTATTTTGTAAGTGAAAGCCCTACTCAATCCATCTATAATAAAATATTGTCTAGATGGGGTGGAG